GATATAGATCGGAATTGGTTGATAGCTCAATACTGCGACGTTATCGAGAAAGCAAGTCAACCAGATACCAAACAATACAATGTTGTTAAATCTGCTATTGATTCCATTGCACACGTTACCGGCTTATGGATAGACAAAAAAGAATTGAGCGCACAACTAAGCATAGATGCCAACCTAAATAGCCTGGACACAGGCCAACTATTAGAAGCACTACAGCAAGCTAAACAGCCTGAAGCTATCGAGGGTGAATTCCGCAACGTTACAGAATAAATCCGCCGGACGGCTTATTGTTTGCGTTTAACGTGCCCATGAGTACATCAAGGCGTGCTTGTTCGTCCGTCGTGTAGTCTTGGCCGAATAGGGGCCCCAATTGAAAAAATGGTGATGGCGAACGGCGACCGCACCCGTCGCGCGATCTTAAAGAGGGACTACTCCCGACCAATTTTGTATCCTTTTGCAACCCATCCTTACAGTACGTTTTCATGCGTAAGGATTGTAAGTTTTAGCTAGGACGTTTGTTTTAGCAATTCCCCTAATATTCGCCTCTGAATATTACGAATATTATGAAGAGGGGTCTTCTCTATAAACCTTACGAGTGCCTTAGCATACGCAGTAGGGTTTTAGAGGGGGAGGTGTCTTAGAGGTTATCTACATCCTGGTTTAGCTTTAAAAACGAATCCTTACATGGTGTAAGGTTTTGTAAGTTTTATTCCCAGTATTTATCTCAGTGTTATATATATCCCCTTTAGGGGTATATAACACTGTATTTCTTTTCTTTGTTTCTTTCTTTTCTTTTGGGGAAATTTTCCGTTTCTAATTCTGGTTCCTGCTGTTTTTCATCTTGGAGAAAATATTTTTGTTTTTTCCCCAAATATTGTATTTTATAGGGGGGCGTGGGTTTTTAGGGGGTTTGCCTCCTCTTTTCCCTCCGTTGGTTTTACCTGCGTCCCCTACCATGTTGATTGCGATGCAAATACACAGGAGGTTCATATGCCTAAAGGTATCGGATACGGGAAAAAGAAACCGATGAGAAAGCCCAAGGGTAAGGGCAAAGGTAAAAAGTAGTGTCACTTGCGATTGATATAGATAAGATAAAAAGAGTCTGTGTTGCGGGTCATTGGTACGACGTTAAGTGGAGGAATGATAGAGGGGTAAGGGTTAGCACATTTCTTTTTGACTCGTATGAATTTATTACCAGACGAGGATATGAAGATAAGGCCCCGCCCTGGTATCTTGAGCATCGTGGTGGTGATTACGACACATGTGCAAAAGGGTTTGAGTTTGTCGATAAGGAAACAGGGGGAATTGTTGTTGGCCCCTTCACCTCGATTGATGCTGTGATGACGGGAGTACATTGAATGGTCACTCTTCCTGAAGCGCACAGAAAGGAAGCGGTAAGACGTCTTGAGAAGGAATTTGCGAGGCGTAATTTTGTCACGCCTTCCGGTTTAGAAGTGGAGGAGGGTGTTTCTGAAATTAAACAGCCTGACTTCCTTGATCACGTGAAGATACTTGAGAGGGCGCAGCTTCATTCGGGTGTTTCGGGTGGTGCGGTTCCCTTTCAGAAGTGGCCGTATCTTGTGGATCTCGCACAATCGATGGTGGATCACCGTCTGGTTACGGTGTTAAAGGCGAGGCAGTTGGGATTTTCGTGGACGAGCGCTGCTTATGCCGCGTGGCTTCTTACGTTTAGTGCGGGTACAAATGTATTGATGATTTCCAAGGGGCAGACCGAGGCTTTCTCCCTCCTCGATAAGGTCCGGTTTATTCTAAAGAATCTGCCCCCCGACTGGCAGGCCCCTCTTTCACCTGACTCACGGAGTGAAATCGGTATCCCTTCAAGGGACTCCAAGGTTATAGCGTTACCTTCCACAGAGGATGCGGGTAGATCTGAAACCGCTTCTGTCGTAATACAGGATGAGGCCGATTTCCACGAGTACCACGCCGCAAACTATGCCGCTGTGAAACCGACTATTGATGCCGGTGGGCAGATGATCATGGGATCAACGTCAAACAAGAGAAATATGAGTTCGCTGTTTAAAGAACTCTACCGCAATTCACCCGATAACGGCTGGAAAAAAGTCTTTATCCCGTGGAATGCGAGACCGGGCAGAACCCAGATATGGTATGACGGGGTGCGTGATACAGTACCGGCCATAGATTTACAGGGCATGAGCCCCGAACAGTTCATGGAACAGGAATATCCCGGCGAGGAAAACGAAGCGCTAGCGCCGCCAAAGGCACAATCGATATTTGACCGTGACATTATTGCGGGTATGGCAGATGACTGTATCAAACCCATTCGCGAAGTGGGGCCCGCATCCATATACCAGGAACCACGGTCATCAAGAAGGTATGTTGCGGGGACAGATGTGGCGAGCGGGGTGGGTATGGACTACTCCGTAACCGTTATTGTCGATGTCAATTCGGGATATGTTGTGGCTGATCTTGTATCGAACACACTGCAACCGGAGGACTTTTCCACCTCATCAATGCAGCTTCTTGAGGTATATGCGAATCCTGAATGGGCTATTGAAAACAACTTCTCCGATACCGTTCTTACCATTGCAAGGGATATGAACTATCCCCGACTGTACCGCAGAAGGGTCGGAAGAGGAAAAAATATACGCAGGGAATACGGATGGCGCACCGACAGGATGAGCCGCCAGATGCTTTTTGATGAGCTCAGGGCATCATTTAACGCAGGCCATCTCACCATCCCGAACAAGCAGGGCCTCGATGAATTTACGACTATCATCGCAGCACCAGGTGAAAAACCACAGGCTATGGGGGGTGCTCATGATGACTACGTTATGGCACTCGGTATAGCGCTCATGCTGAAGAATGAAAAAGGAATTAACAACCACGGAAAAATAATACGGCTACCGGCATTCGCCTAGGTTTGAACAGGAGCACACAAAATGGCTGATCTTACAAAAAGACCGGATGTGGAAACGATAATAAGGTTCCGGTCCAAAATGGGTGAACTGTGGTCAGGGGCCCATAACGAATGGCGTGATAACGACGCATACTACCAGAGAAGATTCCAGGTGTGGTCTAACAATTACCAGGGACGGCCCATATTCTATGACTCCACGCCTACCCACCTCGTTGACCATGCGGTATCAACACTTATGAGTTTCTCTCCGAGAATCCACCGTGAACCCGTGGGCGATACCGAACAACACAAACAGGACGCGACCAATCTTGAACACGGCTTAAAAGCCGTTATGGATGACGCTTCACTTCAGGAACCCACCATCCCTTGGAAAATGGTGGCACAATATCTTGTGGCACACGGTTATGCCGTTGTTGAAGCCCCTGTTTTAGTGGGACTCGACTCAAGGCCGGACCGCCCGAATCGGGCAGACTACGATACAGGAAGCGAGGGGGAGGATGAGTACAACGCGGCAAACACTATATACAGGGCAAACCGCAGATCGTTCAACCCCGTAAGGATAAGGGTCCCCCATCCGTCCACGGTGCTTATGAACCCCCGTGAGAAAATCCCTACTATGGCCGTTAAGGCATCGAAGGTTACGGCACAGGAACTTCATGAGCAGTCGATCATAAAGAACAGGCGGCAGAGAAGAAAATATTCCGAGATATTTGACATGGAAGACCGTGATCCGTGGGATGAGGTCGAGACATGGGACTACTGGACCCCGTACTGGCACGTTAAACTGGTCGCAGATCAGCACACACGATACGGTTCCCCCACCTCAAGGGCAGCAACACCCATATGGATGGAAAGAAATACATGGGGTTTTGTGCCTTTTGTGCACAGTTTTGCCGGTTGGGGCATGGATATAGCCGATACAGGCGGTGATCCTAAGAATTACGCACAGGGAATACTGACCCCGAACAAGGAAACAATAAGGAAAAGAACACAGGAAATAAGCGCTTTTCACCAGATTCTGCTCCGTTTTGCATACGCTCCGATGGGAACATCCCGTGATCCCGAAACTCTCGCTCAGGCAATCTCCAACGAGGGGATTTTAGAGGGGGATATGGCCGATTACTGGGTGATGAACACACCCGATGTACCAGGATGGGCTCTGCAATTGCGCTCACAGACCGATTCAACTCTTGAGCTCGGCACATATTCGTCCGCTCTTGCGGGGGTAAGGCAGGCAGGAGTCACAACAGTCGGCCAACAGGCGATATTAAACACCGCGGGAATGAGAATATTCAGCGGAGTCGCACTCCAGAGAGAACACATGGCATCAATCGTGGGATCGAGGGTCTTACAGGCGGTAGATACTTTGTCCGAACTATCGGACGGCATCGGGGCAAAAGGGAAAACACTCAGAAAGTCCACGATACACAACGTCTACGGCGTTGATGTGAGCTTCCCTCACGGAGAACCCGTAATGGAACTGCAACAAAGACAGATGGCCATGAGCGAATACGGCGCGGGACTCATAGATCCCATGACCTATTACGAGACCGCAGGATATGAAAACGGCACGGAGATAAAACAGAGGCTTATAGAGGAATCAGTCAGAAACCTCCCAAGCGTAAGGGAAAAAATTGAGACCCTTGTCGCACAACAAATGGGACTCGTTGACGAGGAGAACCAGGACGCTGCCGCACAGGAAATAGCACAGAGGCAGGCAGCGATGCAGCCACAGATTCCGGGCATGAATGGAATGGGTGGTGGTATGGCTGGTGGTATGGGGGGAACTCCGACACCACAGGGAGGGCCCGCTGATCTGAATACACCGCTTACACCGGACACATTCACACCTGAGAGGATAGACCTTGCCAGATAAAGTAGTTAACCCCGTAACCGACGCGATAAAAAGCGTGATCGGTGAATATAAAAAAGTGCTTGAGGACGCTCCGAAGAAACAGGCCCCTAAAGTCACGGGCGAAAAAACACGACGCAAATCACGACCTACCAGAACAGAGGCTTTCATGGCTGAACACCGCCTGACCGGCCCTAAATTCAGGAGGCCACTGGATGCCTGATCAAGACGGAAATTTATATGAATGGGAACAACGGATCATGGATGTGCTGAACGGTGTTTTAAACCCGCCCCGTGAAATAGATTTAGAAAAATTGACTGAAATGTTTAATGACTGG